TGGCCTGCACTGTTTTTAGCTAATGCTGAAACATCTACTTTTTTGACTGCACTTTCACCGGTACCATCCGAAACATTTGTAAATTTCAAGACGGCGGTTTTCTCACCGTCTTGGATTGTTTGAGATGTTACTGCGTCTGCCATTTTATCTCTCTACGATAGCTGTAACGTAATCGATAGTCATGGTTTTCGCTGCGGCCTCGCCATTTTGAATACCAAAAGATACTGTCAGCTCTTCGTTATCTGGAAGATAAAGGTTGCTATGTGCAACTGGCTCTGCATTGTTAATCGCGTAATAAACCAATGCTGCGTTTGGATCTATAAAAAACGATGTTGTAATAAATGTGTCGTCTGCCAAAGTAGCTACGCCTGCTGATAAAGTTTCTGTTCCATCTTTTTCACACACGAAGTCAAGCAGTGCATCGCCGTCATCTTTTCTAAAGTTGAGGCCGTCTGTCGCTGCTAACGGTGTTGTGTCTGTGATTTGCAGACCCATAACTAAGTCAGATTGTGTTGCATCGCTGACTTTCCATCTTGCAGAGAAGAAAGCTCTTTTTGTGCCGTCAATTAAGAAAGATTCGCCTTTAAGTTGTAAAAAGTCTAAATCGTTGTCGCCTGCTGCGTTAGTAAGCAAAAGTTGGCCACCGGCTCCAGAGGTAATTGCCTCTGTTGCGGATCCTGTACCTGCCTCAGTTGTTGTTACAGTCCAATCACCACTGTTATAGGTCATAAAGTCATTGAAATAACCGTAGTGTGTTTGATCTGATGGATAAGGCATAAACATTGGCATGTCTTTTTTAGACTTTGTTGCAACAGTGTTACCCGCCCATTGGATTTGGTTTTGAAAATGTGGATTAGCCATTATGAACTCCTTTGTTTGTATTAATGGAAACCGGTAAACCGGCCCTCATCAAGCTAATTAAATATATTTAGAAAATGATACTACTAAGGAATTACTTTAGCAAGAAGACCTTGTTTAAAATATAAAGTGGTTTTTTACTATTCGCCATTAATTTTTTTAAAATGAACTCGCACAAAATATTTTCTTACTAAGGACACCATAGTAAAAACAATAGTTTGAAATACAGCTGTAGTAATTACGCCTAATGAAATCCACCTTGAAAAAGAAATAACAGCTAAGGCAACAGGAAAGGCCATAACAAATCCCACGCTAACATCTGCAATGGCCTCTCTTGCAGCAGCTTTGTCTAAAAAATTTTGCATGCAAAGACTATAACAAATATACACATATCTGCAAGTTTTTATAAATAATAATATTGATTATCAAACCAAAAAAAAGGGCCCTGGAGGGCCCTTAATTTGAAATACTTGAGTTATAAACGGTATTTCTAAACGTTCGAGTTATGCACCTTGTGATCCATATACGCCTCTCCAATCGGAGAAACCAAACGAATATCTTTCACGAGCTTTGTAACGAATGTTTCCAGTTGTGAAATCTGGTTCCATGGAAGTTTCCATGCCAGTTCTTTGGAACATTTTAAGGCCTTCGCCTTGTGCTGTTACAGAAGTTAAGATGAAGAAAGCATCCGGATCATTTAGATAATGATTTACTGAATAACCGCCAGGAAGAACACCAGTGTTCTTAATAGCGTTTAAGTCATTATCAGATGTTCCTACTCTCTGATTAGAATTTAAAATTCTGTCAGCAACAAATACTAATTGTGGGGGAACGATTAGTTTGTCAGCTTGAACAGAGATTGTTAATCCTTTGTCATCTGTGAAAGTAGAGATGTCAATTAAAGCGTCCTCTAATGAAGTTTCATTAAGGTCGGCCATAGTTGTTGCTCTGTTAGCAGCTGATCCACCACCGGCAAGTGGGTGAGCAGTGTTAATTAGAGAAACACCATCTCCGCCAGTAAAACTGGATGAGAAAGCGTTGTTCAACACATCCGCACCTTTGATCTCTTTGGTGTTAGCCATAGATTTCGCCAATGCTTTGACATATCTTTTTCCTAAAGAGTCATAGAGATTATCTTCGATAGCCTCTTCTGTTAAAGCAAACGCTAACGCCACTGTGTCGTGGGTATAACGCGCACTGAAACTTTCAGATGCTTGATCGAAGTTTACACTTTGACCCTCAGTTTTCGTAGGCGCAGATCCGAAACCGGTAATTAATACCTCTTCTTCAAATGCGCGACTTGAATCTTCTATAGAGAAGATTTCTTCGTATTCACGATCGTATTCATCATAGTTAAGACCAAATAATGAATTTAGACCTGGTTCTAGCTCTTTAGCTAGCTGAGCTCTTGATATAGCCATTATTTACTCCTTATGCTAAACCAGCACCTTTTTGTCCCATGATGTGGTTTTGAATCACACATAGTACATTGGTGTTGGATGATGCTACGTCATCGTTATCGGGATCCTGGGAAATATCAAGACACTTGAGCGGTAACGTTGCGGTTGTAGCACCGGTTGTTACGTCTAGCTCTAAACTTGATATACCAGATGCGGTACTTCCTACCGGTGAGCCGTCTACAATATCAAAGTTACCGAACAGATCCGCTACCGGGAAGGTATCGTCTGCTTGGACTTCAAATATTACGTCTGGATCATCGACTACGAAAGCAAAAATATCACTAGCAGTAATACTGCCAGGATAAAAGTTTTTGAAAACTTGTTCGCCTGTTGATGGATCAGTGTAACGTACACCATTAAACACTCCGACAATTGGAACGGTTCCAGTCGCGGCATGTCTTCCTATAACCCCAGCTGTAAGCTGAGTAACCAAGTCTCCTTGGAATATAGGTGTTGTAGCTCCACTTGCAATTCTATAACGTGATTGTCCACCGTTATAGGGTGCTCCACCCATCATACGAACAGGTTTGCATCCAAATGCGCTATCTTTATTAGCCATTTAAAATTCTCCTATTGTTGTGGTTGTTACTTTTTCCCAAAAGTAACGTTAGACTCCCTTTTTGCATCATACTGTACATAGCGACTGTCCCTTCTGGATTCATTAAACGCGTTATTGTCTAATGCCTCCTTGGTTCTAGCCGTTTGAGACTCATAGTAAGCATTACGCTCTAGTTTCGTCTCGACAGGAATCTTTGCTAAAAGCAGTCCATCATTATATACAATGCCAGTATGTCTTCCTTCGTCCAAAGTAGGCAATGCAAATTCTTGTGGTAAATCAGTCCCTCTTACAAGTTCCCAACCTTCTCGCAATCTTTTGCTTACGTTACTTCTGTCCTCCTGGCCCAACATGGATTCTCTTATCCAACGATATTCGTACCCTTCTGGTGGTTCTGGAGTTTCAAGTTTTCTTACTGGCGTCCATGGTTTTCTTCGAGTGTTATTAGCGTGATTCTCGGATTCACGGGATTGTCTGGTAGTGTTGTCTTGTTCTTCGGTCATTTTGCCTCCCTGTTGGCTATTTTTTGTTTTTCTTTAGCAACAGATTTTAACCACGCGTCTTCCGACATATTGTGTGGTTTCAATCCTTTGAGACGCTCAACTTCCGTTTTAGAAAAAGTTACACCGTTCTTTTTGCCTTGTGTTTTTTGTCGTCCTCCGACAGAGGTGGAGGCGACTCTTTGCACAGCGGGTCTACCTTCTGATTGCTCGACACTTTGCCCAGATACTAGATCTGGATAAACTTTTGATACTCGGTTATCAAGCTGCTCATAGTATTCATCTGAGTCTGCCTCATAACCTTCGTTAATTAAATTGTAATGCGTAAAATATGCAAATTGCGATGCCTGCCAATTATCTGGATCAGATTGATCGCCATACCAAGAATTTTTTTCATGCCAGGCTTTTGCNTCTCTGGTTGCTGGCGGTGTTTCTTGATTTTGNTGCACTGCCTGTTGCATTGGCTGTTGCACGGCTTGCGGATTTTGAAAATTTTGTTGCTCNGCTTGGNTTTTTGCTACTTTAAGTTTTTCTTTTTGAATACTTAAATCGCTTTTAAGNGTATCAGCTTTGCTTATCAATTCAGCGTCACCAGCTTGTATAGCTTTCTTATACAAGTCATCTGCTTGGTTTNNCTTGGCCACAAGTGCCTCTTCTTCTTTAACAAGCAACTGATCTCTAGTCTGTTGTTGCACTTGATACATGCTTGCTGTTTCCATTTCTTTCTGGGCCAGCATTTGTTCAAGTCTTGCAGCTTTTTCTTCTGCCATTCTATTTCTTTCGTTGAGCTTGTTGATTCTTTTAGAAACGCCTTTCGTATAATTTTCTAATTCATCATCTGAGGAAACAGATTGTCCTGTTTGCTCGTCAACTTGATCTACTACCTGTACCTCTAGCTCTTCAACCTCTGGCTGAATTGTTTGAGTGTTTTCTTGTTCATTCATTATAAACTCACTATGTCATCTGGATCGAGTATGGTGGCAATCACTTCATCATCATTGATGATGCGAACCTCTGCACCTTCCTCCAATTTAAACCTAGAGCCAGAGTAACGCCCTATTAAAACCCATTGTTTTTCTTGACACCAGGGTTTTTCTCCATACCTTGACTTATCGTTATAACATTGTGGGCCCATTTTTACCACATAAGCTACAACTGTTGCCAAAGCCTCACGATTAATTGTTTCTTTTGCTAGAACAATACCGCCTTTTGTTTTTGCTTTACCCGCATAAGGTAAAACCAACATTCTCCAGCCGGTTGGCTGGGGCATGCGATCTAAAAGTGATTTGTCTAATAATTCTGGATCCAGTATTTTTTCTTCTGGATCTATGTAAGCGTCTGCAATAATTTTTGTTTCTGCCATCAATTAACCTTTGTATATGTCACCAAGTTCGTTTGCAATATAGTATAAAGCACTTAGCTCTCCTTGCAAATATTTATAATGTTCAATATCTTTAAGTCCACCCGACATTAGAGTTTCTTGAATTTGTTTTTCTCTTGCCTCGATTAATCTTTTAATCTTATCGATCAGCGCTATGTCATCCATTATTTTTTATTCTTGGTTCCTGCGGGTCTGCCTTTTTTCTTTGCGACAGGTTTTTTAGCTGCTGCTTTCTTTGGTGCTGCCTTTGCAACTTTTTTTGGTTTTGCTTTTTTTTCAACCACTGGCTCGGCTTGAACCACAGGTGTTGGATTTGGCACAACTCCGCCTGCATCTATGATTGCTTGCTTTGCTGCTATTCTTGCATCACTGGCCTCTTTTTTTGCTTGAGCCTGCATGACAGCTTTGGCATTGTCTTGCATCTCTTGTACACGACTAATTGCTTTTTCGTTTTTTAACTTTTTTACTGCATCAATTTTATAAGATGTTGTCATTTTATCTCCTAAGTTTACTCTCTAGTTCCATCAATTTAAGATTTGCATTTTGCTGCAATCTATCAATCGCTACATCGAGTTTATCATCTGCTATTGATTTTTGCACATTGATACGCTCTTTCTGCAAATCTGCGTCTAATAATTTTTCCTGGGCCCTTTGTTCTTGTTTTGCAGCGAACTGTTCAGCGTCCATATTTAATTCTTTGTCTTTAAGTGCTAATTCTGTTTTTCTTATCTCAACCAATGGATCCTCTCCAGAACCCTGGCCAATAGATTGCAAGAACTCAGAAGTTAATTGAGCCATGATTGGCGAGCTGAATTGATCTAATATCATCTGTATTTGCTGTGAGATCTGTTGTGCCTCTTGCGGAGATACTTGTTGCATTTGTGCCTGGATCTCTTGTATGCGCATTTGTGTTTCTTCTGGTATTTGCTCTTGTGCTAATTGAGCTGACAAGAATTGTAAGTGCTGCATGCAATGACTAATGATAATAGATTGGATCTGTGGATTTTCTTTTACCACGCTTGTTAAAAATAGACTTCTATGTGCATCTAAATGTGCTTGATGGTTTTGTTGCTCAAAAGCCTGGGCAGGTTGGCCCATAAGTAAACCAGCGTTTTCTATACCAGCGTCTATTGGTTGCGGTGTCATGTCTGGCGGTGGCTGTAACAAAGAATCTACATTATCAACGCCTAGAGCTGCATACATTCTCTTATAAGCCTCGTACATGCCCATAGGTCCATGTATCTGTGGGTTAGATTGAACCATTTGCAAAAGCTCCTGGGCAAGTGTAACTCTTTGACTTTGTGAGAATATATTAGGATCTGAAACTGGTATCACATCTACTCGACCGTCAAAGTCTTGGCTTTTAATTTCTTGTCCGCCGGATCCGACAGCAAACTCGTACACAGGTGGTAAGTATTCAGCAAAAACTTTTGATAGTATTTGGAACTCAACCTTTTGCGCGTAATGTAATCTTTTATGAATAGCACTCATAACCTTGGTGCCGCGCTCTAGCAAAGCAACAGTAGTCCCAACTGGCATGGCCTGGTTCATATCACCAACGTTCATGTCTGCAATGGCAGCAAACCTTTTACCAGAATCAACCAACAAGCCTAGTAATTGCATTAAAACATTGCTCGGTTCTTTGATCGGTAAAGGTATTAGGTTTTCTCTAAGAGATCCACCGGTTGTATCAATGTCTCTAAACTCTCCAGGTTGCAAAGGCTCGTCCTCATCTCTAATTCTCATGCCTCTGGATTTAAAACCAGCTGGTAAATTAGCTAATGTGCCTGCGTCAATAAGTTGTCTTAAAATAGATGTGGTAGCTTTAGATATACCACCAATCATGTGTGACAGGCCAAGTCCATAAAATCCTAGGCCCGGTAGGAACTTGTATTGCACAAAATAATTAATTTTATTTTTAAGAGGATCTGTCTCTTGGTAATTTCTGCGTATCGCTAGAACAGAGGTTGAATCCTCATCAATGGTAACAATGTATGGTAGCTTTAATCCTGTTGGTCTGCCCTCTGCATCTAAATCTTCAAAACCTTCTATATCTAAAACAGTGTGTATTTCAAAAACTGTTCTGTTTCTATCTTCTTTGTAACTTGGCTCAATACCTTGTATTTCATCTATGGCCTTATCAATTTCAGACTCGTCATCGTCATAAGTTTCATCTGAGATCTCAACATCAGCATAAAAACCAGTAATTTGTTGTTTCTTGACTTCATTGAGAGACATGCTGATTGCATGTGTAATTCTTTCAGCTGAGGACATGTCAGATGCCTCGTAAGGAACAATTAAATCCTCTGGCGGTATAAACTTAGATACTGCCTTATTAGTTACACTGTCAAAATAAACTTTCTTAAATGCAGATCCGGCTAACGGCAGATAAAACAAAAGCATATCAAGCTCTGGATCATACTCACTCATTACATTCATAATGTAATAGTTCATAAACTCCTGGACTCTTTCAGCTTGGTTTTCTGTTTCTATTGTCCTCGCACCAATTATTTCTGTTTTTACAGGACCTTT